GTGATGTAACAAATAACCAATTATTACCAGCAGTAGTTGAAGCAGGTATGCCTTTATTATATGCCTCAGCAGGAACCGCAGGAATGATGCTTGGAGGTCCAGTAGGTTCAGCAGCCGCAGTAAAAGGAACGCAAATGTTATATGATGAGATGGTAGCAAAGAAAGGATATGATCCAAGAGATAGACAACAGAGTGAAGTATTAGGAGCAATATCAAAAGAAGCAGGAAAGCAAGGTGCGTCGCAATTAAAATCAAAAGCAAAAAGTTCATCATTGACGGATAGAATAACCGCATCAAAGAAAGCAGAAGCAATGGGAACCGGTATGCGAACAATGTTGCGTGGAAAACCGGTAATATTGGTTGAAAGTAAGAGGCGATAATATGATTATTAAGCATTAATATAAAAAAATGCTTAATAATTGATATAATAATATGATTATTAAGGGTTTTTCAATATAAAGTCTTAATTAAACCGGTTTAATTAAGACTTTATATCACTTTTTGCTTAATTGTTATATTAATAATATGATATTTAAGGTATTTTTAAGATTAATGCTTAATAATTGAATTAAAATCTAAAATTTGGCTGTCTTTTATTTAAATCTTGCATTATATCATCTATTGTAACATCTTCAATATCAAATAGAAATGATTCATCTAACGCAATCACATTATAAACACACTCTGCTAATTTTTTATCATCTTCAGTTAGAAAGCCTTTCATATATTTTTTAAAATGAAATTTATCTGACTCTGAAAGGCAATTATCAAATCTATCTTTTGTATATATTAAAAGACATCTAATAAACCTCTTTCTATATATACTTCCTTTGCCTAGAAACTTATCTCCTTCAATTGAAGTTATTAGTTGAGACATAGCATATTTAAACACTCTTATACGATTATTCATTATATCTTCCATTCTTTGACTTTAATAATAATGAGATGTCAAGAACAAAGCAATTCAATTTTTTTTAAGAGCTTTAAATACATCATCCAATTGTTCTTTTAACACTACATTTTCCTTTTCTAAATCATCTATTTTTTGACACATTGTCGCATATCTTTTCTTTGCTCGTTCATGATTTTTTATATACCACTCGCTTCCCTTTCCATAATATGTAGTTGCTTCCTCCTTTGATCTAAATGCTTTCCACATATTCAATGTTGCTCCCATTTCTTTTGTTAGTTGTTCTTCCTTTTGTCGTGCCTCTAACTTTGATACATCTCCTAAATTATATATTTCTTTTGCTGTCCAATTATCCCATCCACCATTCTCTCTTATTGTTTTATAAATTTTATATTCATAATGAGGATTTGTTGGATTTTTTGATGCAGTTTTATGTGCTCTCAATCTCCCATCTAAATTACAAGTATGTCCTATATAAAATTCAGTCATATCTAAATTATTACAACGGATTTCGTAAATCAAGAAATTTTTTGTTGTCATTTATAATAGTAATGTATATTTTTTATATTACTATTTACCTAATCTAAATTGATTCACTTTCACCTAATTCCTCTGCTAATTCTTTTACTTCATTCTCAATTGTAGCCGCCATCTCTTTTATCATTTGCTCTTCTCGCTCCTTTGCTAATTCTCTTACTACACCAATTAATCCTTGTTTAAAAGCAAGATTTGTTTTTAATTGATAACCATTAATAGAACTATCAACTAACAATTGTTTCAATTCTCTTTCGTTTATATATTTCGTATCTATTACTGAATCACCAAACGACAATCCATTTATTATTTTAAAAAGGTCTCGTCTATCTGTTGTGAAACATTTATAGGAACGCTTCTCTCTTTCTAAATGCAATACTAAATTATCTGGATAATCTAAAACTTCCGACATATATTATTCTAATATTTTAAATTAGTTTATTAAACTAAATTTATTTTATTGCTTAATTATATATGCCCAACATTAAGGAATACATTAAAGATAAACGACCATCTCTCAGTGATAGTTCTATAACTACTTACTCTTCTGTGCTAAAGAGTTTATACAAAAAAGTATATAATAGCGTAGAAATAGATTATGCTAAATTTGATGATGCTGATAAAATTTTAGATTTTCTTAAAGACCAACCACCTAACAAGCGTAAAACTCTTTTATCTGCTCTTGTTATCATTACTGATAATAAAAAGTTTAGAGACCAGATGTTAAGTGATGTGAGAGATTATAATAAGGAAATTTCTAAACAAGAAAAGACTGAAAGTCAAGAGGAGAATTGGGTTAGTCAAGAACAAGTTGAAACTATGTTTAACGATTTAAAAAAGAATGCAGGATTGATTTATAAAAAAGATAATAAAAATGGAAGCGATTTACAAGTATTACAAAATTTTATTATTTTAGCATTATTTAAATTAATTGCTCCTCGTCGTTCTAAAGATTATTGTGACTTTAAAATTAAAAACATTGATAAGGAAAAAGATAATTATATAGATAAAGGTAAATTCATTTTTAATTCTTATAAAACAGCCAAGACCTATGGTAAGCAAGAAGTTCCTATTCCAAAAGAACTAACAATGATTATTAATAAATGGATTAAAATTAATCCAACTGACTATTTACTTTTTGATGTAAATATGAATCCACTTTCATCAGTCAAACTTAATCAGAGGTTTAATAAAATGTTTGATGGTAAAAAAACCAGTGTTAATATGTTACGACATTCCTTTCTTACTGAGAAATTTGGTGACGCTGTTAAAAAGAACGATGAATTGTCTAACACTATGACTGATATGGGTTCTAGTGCTGGAATGGCGAAAACTTATGTCAAGAATGAGGAATAAAAAATTGAAATTAGTTTATAAGTATAAGAATTATTATATACTAATTATAAGATGGCTGGTTTTCACACTAAGACTTTTATGAAACACGATGACTATATGACTCCTAAATACGCTTGGGAGAATATACAACAATTCATTCCTAAAGATAAGATTATTTGGGAGGCATTCTATGGAGATGGTCAGTCAGGTAAATACCTAACAGAACTTGGATTTAATGTTTATCATGAACCGATTGATTTCTTTACAGAGGAACCCTTGAACTGGGACATAATTGTTAGCAATCCTCCTTTCAGTCTTTCTAAACAAGTGATGCATAAATTATTAGAATATGATAAACCTTTTATTCTTATTATGCCGTCGTCTAAAATTAATACCTCATATATGCGTGAGTGGAAAGATAAGAATTTACAAATTATTATTCCTCGCAAACGGATTCATTTTCAAAAACAAATAGATGGTAAAGTTCCAGATGATTTTAAAAGTTCGTGTAACTTTGATTGCTTTTATTATTGTTATAAAATGAATTTGCCTAATGATATTGTTTGGTTGGATTAAATATTCCGGTGTTCTCCAATTGAACATATTGTTCTAATATATTCTCTCTGATCTAAAGATTGTTTGCAGTAGTCTAGGTAATCACCCTCTACAACTAATCCAGTAATAACCATATTACCAGAAAGGTCATACGATACACCCATCAATTCATCATATCTTGCTAGGAGTTTTGGAAATAATTCACTATTATTACTTTTCATTAAAGCATTATAAATTAATTTCTCTGTCTTGATTAGTTTAATATTATTTTCATAATTTTTGAGTTTGTCTTGATACTTGGTTTCTAAGTCAAAACTAACAATACTTAATACTTTACCATAAACTATCCACTCATTTAACTTTTCTTGAATTGACGAAATCCGTTCGTCGCAACTCTTAATGCACTCGTTGATTACTTTAGCGTTCATTTTGATTATTGTTTAATAGGTAAATACAGGAAAAAAGCAATTCAATTTTTTTTTGAACCAGTTTAAACATACTTAACATCAACTTTAATTGGTTCCATACCAATAAATTGTGTTCCTTCTGGTTGTAACATATCAGTTGAGCCACCGGTTATATCATGTGGGTCAGCAAATACCTCAATTGGTTTTCGTTTTGTTTCATCTTCGGATTGAAAAAACATTTTTAGAATATATTCGTTTTTTTTAAAATCAACTGATTTGTTTAAATCTTCAAATAAATCTACAAAACCTTCTGTATCCCAATATAGATTTTTGGTTCTTTGAGGATATGTATTAACAAAATGTAAAAATGCTAAACAATACCAGCCACACGCTTCATTCATAAGTGATTGTATATCTTTTGTATTGTAGGGCAATCCTATTTTAAAATTCTCCATTATTCGTTTTTTTACTATTTCTGGAGGACCTATACCATAGCTATCCATATAAATACCTTCTTTTTTTCCATTGGGATATTCCATAACTTGAAAGCAAGTCCAATGTGTTCCAGATGATTGAATTCCAGTTCCTTCATCTACTTCATCGTCTAAATTAATTATATAAGATTTGTTTGGTTTTAGTTTCTTAGGTAATTCACTTTTAAAACCTACATATTCTAAAGGAACTTTCATTCTTTGAGCCAAATCTTCTATTTGCGTATTTGTTAGCATATATTATAGAATAAGAATAAAATATTCTAAATAACTTAATTATTAGTTTATATAATCTGATAATTAAGATATTATATAAATTCTTATAAGATAGTTGATGAATTAACTTTGAACCTAAAGGTCTCCCTATAGTCCAAAATTATCCGTTCTGAAACCAAAAACGAATAATTTTGATGAAATCCTGAGGGTTTATGGAAATTATTTTTTACTTACTATCTTATAAGAATATATCTTAATCTTAAACAAAGCGAATACCTCCCCTTTGGAAACTAGGAGGCAACTGGGTATTCATCGCAAAGTTAGCACCCATTGCATCACTTTGAAGAGCAGGATTCATACTTCTACTTAGTAAGTTTCCACCAATAGATATAGATGACATCTCAGGCATTCTTGAACGAGGAGCCGGTAAAGCACCACCACACATTGCACCACCCATAATACCTCTACCGCTTGAACCAGCATATAATCCATAACCAACTTCTTTTAATCCTGCCCTCGTTCCAGCAGCCCCGACCTTTCCTAATTTGGCACCCGTCTTCGGGTCACCACCTTTTGCTACCCAAGCAGCCTTAATACCTTCTTCAACTAACAAAGGAGCACCTTCCTTAATAATTGATCTTGATACAGGATTTTTACGAACTTCTGCTTCAGCTGTTGTTAAACCTTCTAAAGTTTTTTTACCTGCCTTTTTAAGAACACTTCCTATTTTCTTAGCACTTAATTTTCCACCAGCAAAAATACCTTGACCTTCTATTTCACCTTGCTGAACCGCACTTCGGTTAGCCATTAATTCATCAGGAGATAATTGCATCTGATATGCCGAACCTTTTAAGAATGATTTAGAAACAGCATTATATTTTGATGGGTCTATCAATAGGTTAATACCACTTCCTTCAATAGGGGATTTAATTCTTACTCTGTGACCATTGCGGAGACGAGAGAGTTGCTTAGGCGAGGCACTGATAGAAATAGTTTTCATAATATATTATTACTAGATAAAATATTATGTGTTTTTATTAAAAATGAGATAAAGCATTTTATCTTTCTAAAAAAAATTGAAATTATAATTACTTTGTTCTTGACATCTAACTTTAATTATGGACAGAAAAGCATATTTGAAAGAATGGAGACTAAAGAACAAAGAGAAAGTGAAAGAATATCAATCCACTTATTTCCAAGAAAATAAAGAAACTATTTACGAGCAACGACATAAACACGAAAAAGAGACTAATAATCATATAGGATATTTGAATCAATATAAACTATGCGAATGTGGAAAAGAACTGAAAATATGTTCTCTATATGTTCATCGCAAGATATGTAGAGAATATAAAATCAAGGAAATCATTTAAGTTCTTTTGCTATACTTTTTTTAAAGTATATATATATGAATTCTAAAACAAGTGATAGTATTAAAAAGAGAGTAAAACCAAATGATATATTTTATACACCTATTGAACTAGTCAAAGTTCATCTTAATTATATAAAGGAATATGTTGATGAAAACGATATTATATTAGATGGATTTTTTGGAACTGGAAATTATTATAACACTTTTGCAGAAGTGTTTGATAAAAACAATACATTTGATTACACGGAAATAGAATTAGGTTTAGACTTTTTTAATTATGATAAAAAGGTAAATATAATTATTAGCAACCCTCCATATTCTATAATAGATAAAATACTGCAACATTCAGTTAAACTACAACCACATACAATTAGTTATTTAATAGGACAACATAATTTAACAAATAAGAGAATTGAATACATGAACAATAATGGTTATTATTTATCTAAACTATATTTTACAAAAATATATGAGTGGTATGGTATGAGTATTATAGTAGTTTTTACAAAAAAAGCACAGCACAATTGTATTGATTTTGACAGAACAATTTGGAGGGTTAAATAATATCGGAAAACGACTTAAAGGAAAATATAATATATTAAAACTACTTAAAGCGGAATATATTATATTTTTTATTTTTCAATGTATTTAAACTCGGGAGCCAGTGAGGACATCAATAGCCACCTCAACACCATATTCAACAAACACATAAAGGTCAATCGCTTTAGCAGCCTGATTTTGACCAATAATAGATACTGACTTAGGCACAGGTTCCTCTACAGGAAGCATACGAGAGCAATTTACCCAGTGGTAGCAATACTCCATCTCAAAACCAAGTTGAGAAATGAGACCAGAGGTAAGACCATCCGTAAGACCAGCATTGACAGCACAGCATCCAGAAAGTTGATTCATCCATTCCTCATACGAATAACGCTGAGTGTTGTAAATCATATTCTGTCCAGATACAACCACATTGAAGTTGTTGAGGAGAACAAGAGGAGAGGTAGGACCAGCACCGGCAGGGTCAAAGATTGACTGAATAGGAGCAGTTCCGCCGTTAGCCGTAGCCGTGTAGTAAGGAAGAACTAATACTGACTTAATACCAGCAATGCCGTTAGTAATTAAGTTATTGAATGTTGCTCCAGCCGCAACACCATTTACTACATACTGGTAAATATCAGTATAAACAATTCTCTTAACCGGACTAGAAAGATATGCCTGCTCATATACGGGATTAAAAGTATAAGCAGGAACATACAAGTTAATAGAGCTAGTTAAAGGAGAAACAGCCGCACCAGCAGCTACTTGAGTAGAATTTAAACAAGTGTTTCCGACTGCTAAAGATACAATAAATGCAGTAGTATTAACCAATGATGCACCTCCATTTGCAGCTCGTCTAGAAGCAATCATAATAGGAACAACACCACCAAGAGGGCTGTTAGTAGAAGTAATGCTCATAACACCAGCAGCACCACAAGCACCCACAACATCGGGCTGATTAAGATTGAGAGTTGCTCGCATAAACACGCCCTTAAGAAGAGGAACATTCTGGAAGAAAGAATGAAGATGCTTGAGTTCAATAATAGCCATAATCGCTACTTGATAAACACCAGTAGCTGCGTCAGTCTTGGTAAATATATGTGATTTGTAAAGAGAAGAACAAGCACCCGCAGTAAGTAAAGTAGAAAATGCATCACCGCTTGTAGGAGCAGTTAAACCAGCAGGATCATAATTAATATATTGTTGTCTCCTAAGGAAACCTTCATTTGCTACATCAAAAGAATTTAAAGCCCCAGTTACTACTGGGAAAGCAAGACCATTCTGGTTATTAGCAGTTCCAATACCTTCAGTAGAAGCCGCAGCACTAAAACTCACTGAAAGAGGATTATCAGGGAAAAATCCAAGAGAAGCACCAGAAGTAGCTACATCATTCCAAGAAAGAGAAGTCATTAACTTGAAAGTATTCCAAAGACCAGAGTAAGGAGTTTGCTGAATAATAGTAGTTCCACCTACATCTAGAGTAAAAGAATGGACAATAGAACCAAACCAATTTTTAAGACCAACGGCATAGTCCATAGAAGTAGCAGGCGTAGCAGGAGCAGGAAGAGCAGTTCCAGTAAGAGTAAGAACCATAGGCACGGCAAGATATGCCTCACGATAATTCATATATTTATTAGAATTCGCAAGCTGAGATGTATCAATTACAGACTGATTTCCTCTGTAGTTTCCGTTCTGATTATCCAAGATATTGAGCCAATCCTTTTTAACAAAAATAGAGGCAGAACCTTCACTGGCGGAAGCCATATCATAAACTAATGAGTCACCTGACATTATATATAATTAAAAGATAAAAAATTATAATTAAACTTATTTTATAATTTTTCTAAATAGAAAATTTGATATTCTCAGGTTTCTTTTTTGACACAACTCTAAGTTTATCTAATTTCGCTGAAATAGTTTTCCCTAAACCAGAACCTAACATTTGATTTAAATTTCCTGGACTTGGAGAAGCACTTGTGAATGTTCCAGCTACACCAGCACTTCCGTGTAATAATACTGAACCCATTCCAGTCCCAGACATTTTACTACAATTACAAGTTCGCCCTAACATTGTATGAGGTCTAGCAACGATAATCTTAGGCATTATATATTAATAATGATATAAAAAAACTATTAATACACATTTAAAATTCCCACTAGTTTCCAGATAACTTAACCTGAATTTTCTTTTTCAAATTCTTTAACTTAATAGTTGTCATCATTAATGTAGTAACTAATTGTAATTGCTTTTGAATATCTGTTTCTTTTGTCATACTTTCTTCATTTAGATTTTTCATATCTGTTAATAATCTCTGTTGTTCCTTAACACAATCATCATATAGTTTTACTAAATACTGCTCATTCAAATCGGCGTTCATCTTTATATAATTAAGCAATATTAAAAAATATAATAAATCAACTTATCTTTGTTCATTTGATTCCTTAATAACTAATAGAATAGTCATATTAGGATCTTTAATAACAACTGGTTGTAAATTTGTTCCTAAAAATTGTAATCTTAATTCATTATAAGTTCCACGCATCAATTTGTTAAAGTTGAATTCAGGTGGTTTCTCAACTATTAATTGACCTATTGCTACAGAAGGTGCTAAACTATAAATAATTGAACTTGGACTAGCATAAACATTATCAATTCCAGAAATAGCAACTAATAAATTAGGATTAGGTTGCACTTGTGGTGTAATAGTGCTTAAGTAACTATAAGTTGAACCAATCTTATAAGCGGTCGCTGTTCCAGGATTAGCACCAGCATTATTCTGATTTTGGTCTGAACTAAATGTAGTAGCAAATCCAACTATTGCATTAAAAGCAGCAGGAGTGGTAATTACAGGATTAAATGATTCAGCAGGTGCTACATCGGGTAAAATGGTCAATCCAGGATTAGTCCAACCAGCTGGTAAAGCAGTTGGAACATTATAAGTATTTAACTGAATAGCATAAGCAGTTGGATTAACAACAAATTCCGCATAATAAACATTATCGCCACTGCTATTTACAAGATAAAACGCTTGATTCCCTGTTGCAGGACTAATAACAGAAGTAGGCAAACTTCCTGCATTAATAAACACAAATTGTAAAAAAGCATTAAGAGACGCAATTTCATATAGACCATCAGGAATAGTAATTGTATAAGTTTGATAAATATTATCATTATTACTAGTAATCCAATTAAATGTAAAAGTATTATTTGATAATGCAGAAGTAATATTAAACCAACTATAATACATAGTGATTTGTGAAATAGCAACTTCACTATTGCTAAATGTAACTGAATTTGGAAATTTATATACTAATGTGTTGTTATTACCATTTTGAACCAAATTATTTTGATTAAAGACAATAGTTCTCATTATATAAATAACAATAGATAATATTTATATAATATTCAACTTTTAATAATATCAGAAAACGCAGTTCCCTTAATTTAATTTTCGTATCATAGGTAATTTCATAACATTTCTTTGTCTTATATCTCGTCTAGGCATAACAGGAATACTCATTCCACTTCCTTTCATTTCTCCGTATGTTGGAACTTGACTACCGCCAAAATAAAATGGTTTGCTTTGTAATTGTTTATATCCAAACATTGAAGGATTATAACCCTGCCATACTAAACCTCCATCAACATCTTTTACAGGCATATATAATTAAGCAAGATTATAATATTTTAATTTTTGTTAAAGTTTCCTAACTAATGCCCCATCGCTGTTAAGTCTAAAAGAATTTCACGAGCTTCTGCTTTCTTAAGTCGCCCATCATCTGAAAACTTAACCAACATTCTTTTGAATTCCTTTACTAAATCTTTGTTATCATTGCCGGCGATGATTTGCCCTTTAAGTATTTCAAATCTATTTTCCTCTTCTCCATCTTTGCTTCGTTTAGGTGTAGGTAGTTGTATCCTATCATTGATTTTTGCATCAGTTGTTAAATCATATAAAAAGTTCTGGTCTTCTAAATCCATTTCATTGAAATCATAATCATCAATACCTCTTCCACTAATAATTCTATTTACCACTTTAGTAAGACTAGATGATAATTTTCTAATAGGATATTTTTTAACTCCACCTCCTTTCAATGTCTTCATTTCAAAAATTCCAGATGATAATTTACTAGGATTAATAGCGTATTTTCCAAATGGGATATAAGTTGGAGAGCTTTCATAAGCTAATCCTTTACTCATATCAAGTTGTATAGTTTTAACTCTCTTAGGTTTTTCAGGTAGTTTTAAACCATAACCTAAGATTTCTCTACCAATAGGATACCTAGATGCTGGTGAATTAGGTTTTCTAATTGGTAATGTTCTATATCTAGGTGCTACACCTTCTCCCATAGTAGGATAAGGTAAAATATGGTATCTACCTTCTGGTTCTTGTTCTCTATAAGTAGGATAAGGTAATGTTCGGTATTTACTGGGAGGTTTTGGTTTAATACCTCTACCTCTAATTTCTTGAACTAAAGCAATTAAATTGGTTTCATAAGGTTCAAGTTTAATAGGAGTTTTTCCATTTAAATTAATCTCATTTGGTGTAATAATTTCTCCAGTGTCAAGATCTATTAATGCATCTAATTTACCATTCTCTTTTAGAAATGCGGTAATATCTCTTACTAGTTCTTTTTGACTAAACTTATTATTTCCAATTTTTTCCAATAGCATAGCAGAGCTACTTATTCTTCTAAATTCTTCTTCTCCTCTTGCTCCACTCATTTCACCAAATACATCAGCAACTCCACTTGATGTTCTAGCATCTTCTTCTCCTTTTGGTGTCACTACAAATACATCTCTTCCTGTAGGTGCCGTTGGAACAGATATTCTAGTATCTCCAGCCATTGGTGTTACCACAAATGGATCCATTTCTGTAGTTCCACTAGGAGCAGTTTTAGATAATTTTTCAATAACACCAGGTAACAATGCTTTCTTAAGTGTAGAAAGTTTATTCTTCTTTTCGTATCCTCTGTCAAATTCTGATTGAACTTCTAATTCTTGATCACTAGCCCACCATTTTAAATATTGAATAGCAATTGCTTCACTATTTGGATATGGTTTAAATCCTCCTGCAGTAGGAAATGCCTCCCATTGTTCCATACTAGTAGGTCCAAATTCTCTAGCACCTTGTTTCATTTTCTCGTCTGCCTTAAAATTAATTACATCAGCAACACTTGCTTGTTCAGTTGTAGAAGAACCCATTTTAGAACTTTTAATTTGATTAATCTTATCTTGAACATTCTTTGGTAACGAACTATAAGGTGTAGTTCCACTTGCTAACCAATCTTCTGCTTGTTTTTGTATTGACGCTTCTCGTTTTGTTTTTGCCGATTCTTCCGCTTGTCTCATTTCTGCTTCATCAGCCATTCGTGCTTCTTGTTCTGGTGTCATTGTTGATGCAGGTGGTCTTCTACGAGAGAGCATATCTTCTAGAGAACCAGGTGGTCCTCCAGGTCCAGGTGCTGGTGGTTGTCCAGGTCCAGGTGGTGGAGGTGGTCCAGGTGGTTGTGCTCCTCCAGCAATAGCAAAGGGTCCTCCATTAGCTCCTAAAATATTAACTCCAGCCTGAATAGCATTTAAAATTTGTTGAGCAGTAGCATCTTGTGCTGAAAAACTGACTCCACTTGTTTCTAAGAATTTGCGTCTTAAAGCTCTGATATAAGATACTAAAACAGGTCCAGGAACACCTAAAGCGAATTTAGGTTTTAAATCGGCAACAATGGCTGGTAATTGTTGAGTAGCAAATACAATTTCATCATTAGTTAATTCTCTAAATACTATATCAATTGACGCATTATCAGCAATAGATTTTAATCCACTTCTTAAATCAACTCTGATTCGTTCAAGATCTGCTAATTTTTCAGTAGTAGTTCTATTATCTGGTAATTGACTAATTTGTCCTGTTTGTTTATATACTTGATTAGCTTGTAAGTTATATGCATCATTCTGTGCTTCTAATGCTAATGTGGCTAAATATCGTTTTCTGTATTCAGCTGCTTGAGAAAATGTATTAACAGGTAATCCACTCATGATAATATATAATAAGACAATAAATAATTACTTATTATCTTTTAAATTAAATCCTTTTTTGTTCTTGACATCTTACTTTGTTTTATTTTCAAAAAGTGAATTAATAATATAACATTGTTCCTTGACTAAAGGAGGTTGTTGTTTATCTGTTCCAATTGGTAAAGCAATTTTATTTTCATAATTCTGTCCAGTCCATTTTCCACAATCTAAACCAAAGGGACACGGGGTCAAAAGTTTTTTGATTTGAAAGTCTTGTTTTAACATATATATAAGTTATTATTATTTTTCTATATCAAAATTATCATTTTTCATGAATTTTCCTAATTTATTTAATATTTTTTCAATGATTTTATCACTACTATATTTGTCTGCATAACAAAGACTTTTAATAATGAGTTGTTTTTCGTAATGTTTGCTAGATTCAAATTTTCGTTCAATTGTTTCATCATCATCATCGTCATTGACATTATCTTGGATTTTATTAAATTTTTCGCATAAATCTGTAGATGCTCTTTTCCAGATTTTATTGAAAAGTAACTTGATAAATTCTGTTCCTTTTTTCCATTCTCCTTTTGATTTGTAATAAAATGTTCTTTTTTGACTATTAGCACAAACAAAAGGTAATTCGTTATCCTCAAGTGGTTCAATATTCATTTTAATAGTTTGAAAGATGAATTCGCATAAATCCATAGTCATAAGTTTAGTGACTTTGAGAAACTCTAAATGTTCAAGAAATTGTTCAAAATCAATAGCATCAACATAATCTTTAATAAGTGATTTAGTTTTCTTTTTTGGAGGTGATTCTGGTTTTAAAACTGGTGGAGGTGGTAATGGTTTTGAAATATTGGAAAGGAGTGCTGTAAATTGTTCGGTAGTTAGAGTAACTGACATTCTTATATATTACCTAAAGATTATATTTAAGTTGTTTATGGATAAAATAATGAATAAAAACATTCGTTTATTTATTCGTTTTTACCGCCATCTTTGAATAGTATAAGATAATTAGTTAATATATTCTTATTTTATAAAGAATTAAGATAATACTATTAATATATTCTTATAAGAGAGTGAGTAAAAAATAATTTCCAAAAGGTCCCACGGATTCCCAAAAATTATTCGTTCTGGACCCAAGAACGGATAATTTTAGGCTATAGGGAGGATTAAGGTCCAAAAATAATTTCAGGGGTTATCTTATAAGAAATTCTTAATAATATATTCTTAACAATATTAAAGAATATACATATATATATACAGAATGAAACTTAACATTCCAAGATATGAAGATGGTAAATTATGGTGGAAAAAAGATGATCCTGGATTTGATATTGATACATCTGATTATATAACAGAAATAAATAATATCAATGATGTTATTAAACTTATTGAAAATAAAATGTGTCTTGATACATTTGAAGAATATGATGAGTTAATAAAACAAATAAATAGTTTAGGAGATACAAAAGCACATATCAAAAATTTTGTTGATAGATTCAAAGATATAAGAACTCGTTTTAACTTAGTAACAATAGGAATGGAACGATGGACAAAAGAAACATACGAACCAAAATTTCAACCATTAATTGAAGAAATGAAACGATTAATTAAACATAATGAAACTTTTATTAAGGCAAATCATGACGAAATAATACATATTATTAATGACTATAAAACTAAAATAACAGATAAAATGAAAGAGGCTAGAGCAAGAGCTAATAAAAATTATTATGAAAAATGTAAAGCAAAAATAAATTCAGTTCCAAAACCACAAAAAACAGCTGAAGAAATAAAAGAAGCACAAACAAAGGCAAATAAAAAGTATTATGAGAAACGCAAAGCATTATTAAATAATGAACCTAAAGAATTAATGACACCAGAAGAATTAAAAAACGCAAGAAAAGAATCTAATAGTAAATACTACCAATCTAAAAAGGAACTTATGGAAAAAATCAAAATATTAGAACAAAAAATTGAAATAAATTAATCGTAATTATGAATAATAAATTTCTACAGACATATATAAATGACGAAACGATTATTGGAATTATTTTGTGGGACTAAATCAGTTGGTAAAGTATTTGAAAAAGATGGTTATGAAATAGTTAGTCTAGATTTTAATCCAAAATTTGAGGCAACACATACTGAGGATATTTTAACTTGGGATTATATGCAATATCCCAAAGATTATTTTAATGTTATCTGGGCATCTCCAGATTGCACAACTTGGTCTTTAGCAACTGGAGGTAAATACCGACTAAAAAATCAAATATACGGATTAGATAATGAACATAAAGCAAAATCACTACAAGCGAATAATATGATTTTAAGAGTAATTGAAATATTAAAATACTTTGATTGTGGTGCGTGGTTTATTGAAAATCCAAAAGCATTATTAATTCATTTTCCTCCTTTAAAAGATTTTATTGAAGAAGTTAAGGCAAATGTTACTTTAACTTATTATGGTAATTATAATGATTGGGGTTGTATAAAACCAACTCATATATGGTCTAACTTGAAACTATGGACTAAAGAAACTCTACCAGTTTTATCTCCAGACAAATATGTTGTGCGACACAAAAAAAGTGACAATAGAAATAAAAAATATTATACCTCATTCTCTAAAGGAAATTCAGAGACACGGAGTAAAATACCTCCTGATTTAATTAATAGATTAAAAAACTTGATATAAAAGTTTCTCTGTTATAATTACAAAACAAGACATATATCTAACTATTTCTTACTAATTCACTTTTTTGAAACATAATAAAGTAAGATGTCAAGAACTTGCGGGACACCCGCACGCCCGAATAAAACGAGGTGAGGTTTTATTTAAGATATTTCTAACTTGGCTAATAGTAACTGACTTTGCTTTATCTTTTCATCTCTTTTCTTTTTTGCGATTGCTTGCTGTTTCTTTTGCTGTTGCTCTGCTCTGTGTGCATCGGCGATTGCAGCCTCTCGGTCAGATTCCTCTTTGCGTTTCTTTTCCTCGGACTTTGATTTGTTTGCTTGTCTTGTTTGTCCTTGCTTGGTAGTTACCTTATCCTTTTTCTTATCCTCCTGCTTGGGTTGAGGCAACTGAGTGGCGACTAACTCATTTTCAATAACTTGGCGGATTGCGTCTGTTGCATCTAAGAAATCATTTTTTAATCTAATTGTTTCTTTAAATATTTGTATAAGAGCTATTGGTTGTTTTTCTGCATCAATGTTAATAATTACAGAACTGCATATCTTTTTTGGAGACGATATAATACAAGTCTCTAATTTTTTTTGAAAACTTATTATAGCAAATCCCATAAATATTTCAATGTCTTTATTTATATGAGCAATATATTGTTCTTGTAGCAACTCCACATTTAATGCAATAGCTTTTATATCAGAGTGATCAAAGAATTGACTTTTGAGAATATCATCAAGTAAATCGGTAGGATTTTTAGGTCTAGGTTCAGCATTATAACACGCATTTACCGAATGCGTTGTAATTTGACGACATTTGCTAAGAACACGCTGTTTGTCCTCCTCAGTCTTAATGTCCTCACAGCGAAATACTCCCTCAATGCGAGCAGGCATTACATCTTTGCTATTACACTCATCGCAACAACGAGCAACACTATCGCTTTTAACAAGAGGATAAGCACTATTGCCGAATTCATTCTCGCAAACTCCGTCGCAGAGAACACATAGAGGACGAGTAGCTTTTATTTTTAATTCTGCAATTTCTAATTCTGCAATAGCTTCAAGGTGTTTTAATTTCTCATCGTTTTCAGAATTAATTACATTGAATATTAAATCTCTGTCACTCTTTTTCGCAAAGGCATAGGTGTATCCATTCACCATAGTTCCAAAGAGTAGTGCCGAAATAACACACATACCGCATTCCTCCATTTCTCCATCTTTATATGGCTGAGCGATCAACACATACCATTTGCGTCCATCTATTTCATACTCTTTATTGTTATACTCTAATACCTTGACGCTAAGTTTTCTCCATAATTTTACCTGCGGAATAATCTCTTGTAAGTTATACAACGAAATATCGTTCATGTGTTGTATCCAAGAGAATCCAATATCTCCATTATCTGGACGAAACTTTCTAAGTATCCAATCATAATATTTCATGATATCCTCCTTGGTAAAAAGTCCGTGATTAGTATAGCAATTCATTGTCGGTCTGTCTTGAAAACTCAGTTAGGAACTGGTAATATAGTTGGTGGTTGATATGATAAGAATACTGGTAAATAATAATTTCAATTTTTTTTTAAACAATAATAAAAGTGAGGTAACTAAAAATAAGTTACACTATCTCTCCTTTTTACTTTTCTTTTTTACTTTTCTTTTTTACTTTTCTTTTTTACTTTTCTTTTTTACTTTTCTTTTTTACTTTTCTTTTTTAATTATCTTCATCTTCATCTTCGTCCTCTTCATCAGAGTCAGAATCGTCTTCGGTCTCGTCATTGTCACAAGTATTGTTGGTTAGTTCATACAAGTCTGGGATATCTTCTAAACAAGCTTCAACGATATCGTTCCAATCAGTGTCGCACATCTCAAACTTCTGTAATCTTTCAAACAGACCATAATGACTCATAGCACAAACATTGCACCATACTTTTCCAGTTTCGGTTTCAGTATTACAAAACATAGGATTGGTTTTTTTGTTACAATGACCGCATACTTTGCATTGCTTGTTTCGTCTCATCTGTCCTCCAAGCCACTTATAAACCTTATTAATAAGAGACTTTGCATTCGCTGGTAAGGTTGGTTCGCTCATACGCTCATTAAGATTCTCTCTTGAGCATTCATCAAGAGCAAGAATGTCATAATCAATAGCAAACTCCTTGATGTATCTCCATAGGTCGTCGCAGAATTGATATTCAAAACCACTTTCAATAAGTTTGCGTTTTCCGTTGGGCTGCATAACCGGTTCGTATAACTGAATCTTGGAGCACATTGTCTTGAATTACCGGTCTTGGATGGTCTTGGCTAGTCTTGATTAAAAAGTGAGGATGGTGGTAGGTCGTAAGTTTTTGAAAGTCAGGAACTCAGGAACCCAGGAAAGAATGTTCTTGGAAATTGTCAGGAGGAATATTCTCGGAATGTTCTTTGGAAACTATTTACCGGTTGTGTGTATCTATTAGTTACCAGTAAATAATAATTTCAATTATTTTTTAAACATTAATAAAAGTGAGGTGACTAAAAATAAGTTGATGTCCAAGGAGAGATAGCATTGGTTACTATCCCTCCTGTTTTTCTTTAAGTTGTTTTATAATATAATTAAGGAGAGATAGCATTGGTTACTATCCCTCCTGTTTTTCTTTAAGTTGTTTTATAATATAATTAAGGAGAGATAGCATAAGTTTTTTAGTCACCTCACTTTTATTATTGTTCAAAAAAAAATTGAAATTATTATTTACCAGTGTCATCATCATACACGCTACACGCCATTACCGGTTCCTAAAGAACATTCCGAGAATATTCCTCCTGACAATTTCCAAGAAAATTCTTTCCTGAGTTCCTGAGTTCCTGGGTTCCTGACTTTCAAAAACTTACGACCTACCACCATCCTCACTTTTAAATCAAGACCCGACCATGTCCGAATCTATCTCTACTGCACGCTTCGCCGCCTCCGCTTCCTCCTGCACCACTTCGTCTGTTGCAGTTTATACCACTCAACAGCAACAACAGCATTTAAGGGAATTTGTCAATGAAAAACAAAAAACTGATATTGGTCTTTGCTTTCATCACGAACTTGAAGTTTATGTCAAGTTTAATACTGCTGAAATGCGAGAACAGATGATTATTTGGAAAAAACAAAGAAAAAATGGGGATTTAATAATTAATCCCAAAAATAATCAAAGTCGTATGCTTTTTGGAAAACAAGTTTATCTTTTGGTTATTCAAACTCCTGACCTTAAAAATATTCCGATGATTGACCCTTTGGGTTTAGGATTTGATGATGGACACTTTCTTATAAGTGGATATATTTATTTATTTACAAAAGAGATAAACAGAGACGCAATATACAAATATGTTATGGGACTATAAATAAAAAGGAGAGATAGTTGTATTGTTAGAAATAAAGTATATTCTTATAGTATGGATAAGGCAGACAAAATGAAAGAGTATTACAAAAAGTATAGTAAAACATATTATCAACTGAATAAAGATAAATTCAAAAAATATTACGAAACTTATAAAAAGAACAAATTAGAAAAACAACAAGGCATATTTACAAAACCAGTGAAATCAAAAAAAACAAAAAGAGAAATGAATGCAATTAAATGGGAGAGAAAGATAAAAAAAAATGAAAAAAGGCGTTTAGCGTTTATTGAAAAGTTAAAAACAGAGGGTTATATAGAATAACCTTTTGTTTTTTTATGTCAAAAAAAAATTGAAATTATTAATTATATATGAATAATATATATACACAATTGAGAATGTCCAAAATCGTTTATGTTTCGTATGTTGTTGATGATGTCTTTAAAATTCCTAAAGGTCTAGACCTAGAGGATAAGACCCAAGTAAAAGATTGGGGAGTTAAATATAATACATTGGTTATTTATAAAGTAGATGGAACTCGTTTAGAAATTGCAAGTGAGAATTGGATTCACGATAATGATTTGAAACATCCAAAAGAGACCACTATTCAAGATGCTATGGACTTTGGAATAGAGAGCGAGGACGAGGGCGATAAATAATTATTTGATAAATACCCACGGAATTAATAATTCTGATGTAATTTGTATGTCATCTTTAGTTGTTTTTTGTATTTGGATTTTGGAGGGTCCGACTTGTATTTGTTTGGTAATTATAACAGAAGAACTATTTATGTTTTTATACGCGTCTGGTTTTCTTGCTAAAGGCATTATATATATACTTTTAAAAAAATATCAAAAGTTTTTTATAATATTTGGAAAAAGACTTAAAAAGGAATAATAATGGTATATAATGGAATACATATTTTATGAAATTAAATGCAATGATAGTAATATTACTGAGTTTTATATTGGTTCTACTATCAATTTTACGAGACGCAAATGCGAACATAAATCAATGTGTAATAATGAAGCTAATAAAAAATATAATTTAAAAATATATTGCATAATTCGTGAAAATGGTGGTTGGATTAATTGGACTATGAGTCCGATAGATAAACAAGTTTTTGAAACTAAAATAGATGCTCGTATTTATGAAAATAAATTAATGCAAGAGCGAAATAGCACATTGAATACATACAATGCTTATCTTGATGAAAAAGAATATCAAAAAGAATATCAAAAAGAATATCGTGAAAATCATAAAGAACATATAAAAGAATATCAAAAAGAATATCAGAAAGAATATTATCAAAAAAATAAGGCTAAAGGCATTATATAATTAAGATATATTTTATTTTTACCATTCAAGACCAGAGAATATAGAAACTGAGGTGTGCAGGTGTCCATTTTTCAGCATTCGCCCATCTAGCATTACGAGTTTTAAATCTATCTCTCCTTATAGGGTCTTTATGTAAATGCCAATCTTGATAACCTTTTTGACCAAAGTGTATTTTTTTGCCTTCAGGATTAATTACCATAAATTTTTTATCTTTTCTTGTGCTTTCATATAAATCAACATCTTTACCATAGTATTTATGTAAAGCCTTTTCAACTGATTTAAAATAGTCTGACATAATATATACTTTTAATATATTATATCTGTTTCTTTCTTATTAATTTCCTTTTCCAAAACAGAATAAAGTGAGATGTCAAGAACAAAGTAATTGAATATTTTTTGACTCCATCTTTCTAAAAGATGGATTTAAACTTTTGATTCCTCTTTACCAGGAGTATTAACTGACATCATTGAATCTTGTCGTCTAATTGATAATTCCATTTGCTCTGCCTTAACCTCTCCAACTATATCTCTTTTTATAGATAATAATCCACAGCATAGAGATACATCAGAACACTTGCTCTTAAAACCATAGCGAACTAATACGGCTAAAAATCCGAAGCCCATTGTTGCTAATCCATATAATAAGGTGTCATTCATTATATATGATACTATATTTATTTGATTATACCCTTTTTCAAAACAGAAAATAATGAGATGTCAAGAACATAGTATTTGAATTAGGTGGTTGAGTATAATACTTCAGATGTTGCAGGATCATAATAAATTACATTAACTCCTTTTCCAGCAGCAACAGCCCTAATAGGAGCTATAAAACAACGACTTGCTCCTGTAGAATTTACAGCAGCACCAGTAGCACTAATTATAATACTATTTGCGTTTGATGTTACATTACCAGCCAATCTACCAATAGCAATAGCATCTTGTCCAGCACTAGATCCAGAATTAGTTCCAATAGCAATAGCACTTGTTCCCATACCACTTATACCAGCATTTAAACCAATTGCTACAGCACCAGCACCTTGAAGAACATTTTGAGCCGCATTTGAACCAATAGCAATAGCATCTGCTCCTTGGGTTGTTATACCAGCATTAACACCAATCGCTATACCACGAGCACCTTGAGTATTGTTAGCTGTTGATGTTCCTATTGCTATTGCTTGAGTGCCTTGTGCTGTTTGTCCAGCAGACTGACCAATTGCTATCGCTTGAGAACCTTGACTAGAGGCAGGAACACCAGATGCTCCTTGACCAGCACTTGATCCAATGGCTATAGCATTACCACTTTGAGTATATCTTCCAGCAGATAATCCAATAGCTACACTATTGCTTCCTTGAGTAGAGTTTCCAGCAAATGCACCAACTCCTACAGCACCACTTTGTTGTGAAGTGCCACCAGCTTGATTACCAACTGCTACACCATTAGAACCTTGACCAGTTGTAGCACAATTAACACCAATTGCTATAGCATTTCCGCCTTGATTAGTTTGACCGGCACTTGCACCAATCGCAACCCCACTTGCTCCTTGATTAGTTTGTCCGGCATTATTTCCAAAAGCAGTAGCAAAAGCACCTTGAGTATTTCCAGCACTAACACCAACAGCAGTGCAATTTGAACCTTGAGTTTGTCCGGCACTTAAACCTATTGCTAAACTAGTTCCTCCAGTTCCTGTTATTTTTATAGTAGTAGCCGCAGTTAAAGCACCAGTGCTTGGATTATATGTAAAAGGTCCTGTTACATCATCTACAAATAAAGTTTTACCAGAACCAGCAGCTCCTTTAGTAAATGGTATAAAACATGTAGTATCTGTATTATCGGTAGTAGTTGATATAGCAGTAACAGAACCAGAGAATGTAGTAGCAGTAATTGTATTTGTAGAAGGATTACAATTTATACCAGCAGTTTTTTGAACAGCCCCAGTTCCAGTTCCAGAAGCATCTGAAAAATTTAAAAAATGAGTAGAATTAGCATTGGTATTTCTTGTTGTAATACCATTAGCAGTCATTAATTGAGTAGTTGAACCATCGGTAACTGATACTTGTGGAATAGTTTGGTCTATAGTTATAACATTTGTTGCACCATCAGTAGATATTAATGTATCATTAAATGTAGCAACACCATTTACATCTATGGCTTGTAAAGTTTCTGTTCCTTGAGCATTAGGAAATCTTAAATATCGTTTATCGGCTGCTGCTTGTGTCAATAAATCTTCACCACTTCTAAAGTTAATTTCATCAAATATAGCTACATCTTCGGTTGGAGGTGCATAAGAAGTCATTGTATATATATTATATTAGAATAAATTATTTAATTCTTTTCTTAATTATATATAATGCCTCCTAAGAAAAAGAGAGAGAAAGAAAGTGAATTAACACCAGAGCAACCAACTAACAAACCTATTAATTTTTATGAAGTTATGCCTAAAGAATTTCTGAATGAATCAGAAAACCCTAATTTTCATTTACATAATTTAAAACTGCCTTTTAGAATGGCTATTGTAGCACCTTCAGGTTCAGGTAAAACAAACTTTTTACTAAACTTAATTCATATATTTAGTCATGGTCGTGGAACATTTGTAGATATACATATAGTAACTAGAAACAAAGATGAAGCCCTTTATAACTTTTTAGCATCTAAAAGTGATCAAATACAAATAAAAGAAGGAATGGAGAATTTGCCTATTTTAGATAAGTTTGATAAAGATTTAAATCACCTAGTTGTTTTAGATGATTTAGTTTTAACTAAAGATCAGAGTCGTATAGAGAATTATTATATCAGAGCAAGAAAACTGAATGTATCTGTTATTTACATTTCACAATCATATTTTAGAATTCCAAAAATCATTAGACAGAATTTAAGTTATTTAGTTTTATTGAAATTAAGTGGAAACAGAGAATTGAATCTTATTTTAAGTGAAGGAGGTTTAGGATTAGATAAAGAACAATTATTGGGATTATATGATTATGCAACAGCAGAAAAATTCTCAGCACTTGTGATTGATTATGAGGCGACTATAGACAAAAGATACAGAAAAAATTGGTTAGAATATTTAGCAGTAAGACAAACTGATATTATTAAATATAATCCTTACAAACCAGATGATAAAGATAACAAATAATCTTGATGTTTTTTACATTTTTCGTGTCTTGACACTTTTCGTCTTGAATATATACTTCCACATTCACAATAAATAACTTCATTTTTATTTCTAAAAGGACACCAACTATTTAATGTTGAATTTAATTTTTCAATAAATTGACGCTCGTATTCTAATATTTGTATTTTATTACAAATAAAAGTTTCAACAATATCAAATATAAAATTATCCCAACCTCCATTGTTTCTTATAAATATATATAATGGTAAATTATGATCTTTATTAATTTTAGTATTACACGAATATTTATGATTTGATTTTCTCCTATGTAAATCTTTAGTAGAACCTACATAACAATCTTTAATGTTTTCATCTTTACAAATTATTTTATAAATCGTATATTCCATTATATAGTATTTATATATCTATCAAAATCAATTCAATTTTTTGTTTAAGATTAAGATATATTCTTATAAGATAGTGAGTAAAAAATAATTTCCAAAAGGTCCCACGGGTTCCTCAAAATTATCCGTTTTTGGGTCCAGAACGAATAAAAATAGACTATAGGGAGACCTTTAGGTTCAAAATGATTTCAAGGGTTATCTTATAAGAATTTATATAATGTCTTAATTATCAGATTATTAATTTTATCGGTCGTCCAGGTGTCCTGGAATTTAAGTTCTAGTTATATATAAATATCCGGTTGTAGGATTTATTAATACAATAAAACCATTAGGTAATAATGGTTCTATTTCTTTTTTCAATTGTTCTTTATTTCTTGTTCCTTTACTATTATATTGACGACCGAGAATTCTTTTGATAATCATAAAGTTGTGATACATTGTCTTTTTGTTATACTTTTCTTAAAAGTATATTTATTTCAATTTTTTATATCAACTTATAATATACTTATGCCGAATAAATGGACTACATTTGTAAAAGAATGGGCTGCTAAAAATAACTTAAGTTATGGATGTGCAATGACAAAACCTGAATGTAAAGATGAATATAGAAAAGCAAATCCTAAACCAATTAAAACACCAAAGAAAAGACAATCAAAGGTAAAAGCAACAGCAAAACCAAAATTAAAATCCAAAGATGTTAGTTATGAAACTTTACAAGAAGCAATGCCGACAGAAGCAAAGAAACCAATTAACTTAAAGATTAAAGAACTACCAAAAGAAACACCACAGAAAGTAAGAGTTAATAGAATAAAAATAAAAGAAACAGAATATTTTATAGATAAAGATGATAATTTATATGACACAAAAACAAAAGAACATATTGGAAAATTTGCTGGAGTAGGTAAAGATATAATACCTCTTGAAGAATCAGAAGATGAAGATGAAGATGAAGAAGATGATTTTCCTTCACCACTTTCATCTTTACCTTCTACGCCATCACCACCTAAACCAAAGTCGCCACCTAAAGCAAAGTCACCACCTAAACCAAAGTCACCACCTAAACCAAAGTCACCACCTAAAGCAAAGGCAGCACCTAAAGCAAAGGCAGCACCTAAAGCAAAAAAAATCGCTCCTTTTAATGGTTTAATAAAAGTTGGAGATATTTATAAACAAGATGGTGCTATAGATCCTTATGGATTAGCAAAAGTTATAAGGGTTGGAATAAATCCTCAGTCAGGTTGGGATGGACCTAGTTATACATTACAAGATGAAATCGGAACTTTTAAAACAGAAAAATATAATAGACAAGAATTTGATGAATATCCGCCTAAAGGTTGGACTAAAATGCCTGATGATACGCCATTTACACTACAAAGACATGATATAAAAAAAAGAAAACCTTATGGTAAAAGATTAAAAATGGTAAATGGTGTAATAGTAGGAGGAATGATAGATAAAATCTGGTATTCACCTACGGCAATGAAAGAATATGCGACTGCAATTGTAAAAGGTCGTAATGATTATCAGCCAAAAGCAAGAGAAGTAATTAAAAAGTTTGGAGATAGAAAAATAGTAAGAATATATGCGTGTAGAAATCCAGTTCAAAAATTATTAACAGCCGCATTGAATGCTGTATCATTTGGTCAGTTTAATAAGAATTGGGAAACTCAACCTTATGATGATTTATTTCATTTATCATTAAGAGTAGAATTAGATACACAACCACAGACATCAGTATCAATAGAAAAAACAGATGCAGTAACATTAACAGCAAATCCTCCACCTCCACAAAAAACAATGGAGTGTGAATTTATTCCATTGAATAAACAAATAACATTAAATCAGTTATTACAAGGAGGAGAAGCATTTATGGGAAACAAGTATTTTACATATTCGGCAAAAGATAATAATTGTCAGGATTATGTGATGGGTTTATTAAGAGGTTCAAATATAGGAACACAAGAGAATTATGATTTTATAAAACAAAATACAAAAGAGTTATTTAAAAACTTACCAGGAACAAGAAAGATTTCAAATACAATTACAGATATAGGAGCAGTAGCAAATGTAGTAATACAAGGAGCAGGTAAAAAACAGAAACGAAAAAAGGATTTATAATAATTTAAAGACATGTGATTATAATAGATTATAGGATGCCTAAACAGATTATTGATTATAGCAAAACAATTATTTATAAATTAGTTTGCAATGATTTAGAAATAACAGATATTTATGTTGGTCATACAACTAATTTTATTAAACGAAAACAAAATCATAAGAATAGATGTAATAATAAAAATATTAATCTATTAGTATATGAAATAATTAGAAACAATGGTGGATTTGAAAATTGGTCTATGGTAATGATTGAAGAAATAAATTGTAATAATATATTAGAAGCATTAGCAAAAGAGCGATATTGGATTGAAATATTAAAAGCAAATTTAAATAAAACTATTCCAACAAGAACAATGAAAGAATGGTATGAAACTAACAAGGATAATATTAAAGAATATAAAGAACAAAATAAAGATAAAATTAAAGAACAAATGAAACTATGGCGAGAAAATAATAAAGATAAAATTATAGAATATAGAGAAGAAAATAAGGAAGATAAAAATAAAAAATCAAAACAATATTATGAACAAAATAAAGAGCAAATAAATCAAACTAATATTTGTGAATGTGGTGGTAAATATACACTTTATCACAAAATAAGACATTTAAAAACACAAAAACATTTAAATTATACATTAATAGTATAAATGGTTAAATATGAAAAAGGTAGCCCAGAAGCACTTGAATGGGGTAAAAAAATGCGAGAAAGAAGAGAAGCAAAAGGTGCTGGTATGGGTTCAAGCAAAGTTGCTCCAAAGAAACCAAAGAAAGTTAAATCAAAGAGAGTTGAGACTACTCCTGCTCCTGATCCTGTTCCTGCTCCTGTTCCTGTTCCTGTTCCTGTTCCTGCTCCTAAGCAACAAAAAGTAGTATTGCCCGTTCTTGGACCAAATGGAGAACTTCCAGAAATGAATGCTGAGCAACGAAATGCTTATGATATGGTTTTGCCTCAAATAATGAATTTTGATATTGAATATTTAAATGAATTACAAGCAGATGAGGTAGTAAGAACAAAAAATCCAGAAGAAACTGGTTGGGGACATCCGTATGATGTAGGAATGTATATTTCTTTATTAAAAGCATTACATAATAAAAAAGGTATGAGCGGTGGTAAAATAAAAAAGTCAATGAAAGGAGGTAAAGTTGTTCTTCCTTCTCATAAAAAACAAAAAATTCCAGATGACCCACTATCACTCGCATTACGAATGATTGAACAAATGAATGATGTAGAAATTAGATTTAATGCATATATGCCATATTCTGGTATAAACCTACTTGATTTGCGTCATGAAGTAAGAAATTTAATTACCGAAATAATTAAACTTAAAAAACGAAATATTGCTGAATTTGATGTAATTACGATTGCTGATTTAAATGATGCTATTGAGACTGGTAAAAATATACTAATAGATATTAATATTACTTTAGAAGAAGATGACGAGCAAGATGAAACAGAAGAGTTTGAATTTCCAGATTCGTCAAGTGAGATAGATGGTGGTGCAATTCTTCCTCCAAGACCGCCAAATCGTATTCCAACTCCTGGTCCAACTCCAAGTCCAACTCCAATGATGAGATTGATAATGCATATAACGCAAAGAGCTGCTGATATAGAACATAGTTATAATTTATTAGAACAAAATAATAATGTAAATGAGGAAACAACTCGTCAAATGATAACTGATTTACAAAGCATAAGAAATATGGCTGTAAGATTAAATGCTGAACAAGTAAGAATTGCTGTAGATGAATTATTAGCTCACATACAACAGCGTATAACAGAGAGTGATATGAGTGGTGGAATGATAATGGGTTATGGAATAATGGGTGGTCGTCTATTACCAATATATGATTTAAAAGGTGGTAAAGTAAAAGGATTAAATAAGACAATGTTTAAACTCCAAGATGATTCTAGAAAATTAAATCCTTTTTATTATAAGAGTGTTCAAAAAAAGGGTATGGAAACCGGTGATGTAACAAATAACCAATTATTACCAGCAGTAGTTGAAGCAGGTATGCCTTTATTATATGCCTCAGCAGGAACCGCAGGAATGATGCTTGGAGGTCCAGTAGGTTCAGCAGCCGCAGTAAAAGGGACGCAAATGTTATATGATGAGATGGTAGCAAAGAAAGGATATGATCCAAGA